AAATAAGATAAAAAAAGAACAAAAGAAGTTAAATATATTTAACTAAAATGATTGGCCGAGGGAGCATTGACTTCCTCGGCCTTTTATGATATATTAAATAATGCGGATGTCGTATAAAAGTATTATGATAGGTTTCCAACCTATAGAAGATTGGGCAGTACAATCCATCCGCTCCAAATTAAATTATGAAGGAGTGATTAAATTATGAATCTATCAAGTGATACGGTTGCTGTACTTAAAAACTTTTCAGATATTAACCAGAACATTCTTGTTAAACCTGGAAACAAAGTACAAACAATCTCAACAATGAAAAATATTTTAGCAGAAGCTGAAATATCAGAAAAGTTTGAAAGCGAATTTGCTATCTATGACTTACCAGAATTTTTAAGAGCGGTTGAACTGTTTGAAAAACCAGAACTTAAATTTAATGGTGGTTCAAATGTACAAATTGCCGACAGCAATTCTAAACAAGCAATTAAGTATTTCTTTGCTGACAAGTCTGTTATTGTTTCGCCTACTAAAAACATTACAATGCCAGATAAAGAAGTTACTTTTACTTTAAAAAAAGACGCCTTTGCTAAATTACAAAAAGGTGTTACCACATTAAATCTACCAGATGTTGCCGTAAAAGGTGATGGTAAATCAATCAAGTTAGTAGCTACTGATAAAAAGAATAAATCTTCTAATGATTATTCTATGACAGTTGGTGAAACTGATAAAACATTTACAGCTTATTTTAAAGCAGAAAACTTTAAAATGGTAAGTGATGATTATGATGTGGCCATTTCAAAACAAAAAATAAGTCATTTTGTAAACAGAAATAAACCTATCCAATATTGGATTGCATTAGAACCAGACTCGGAGTTTTAATATGAGTGAGAATAAAACTCCTATGACGCCAGCGGAGGAGGATAGAAACGCTGATGTGGTTAGATTAGAAGATGGTACAGCATATCCAAAAGACGGTTATATCAAAGTAGAAACCAGAGAATATCATCAAACAACGCATTATCTTAATAGAGAAATTGCTGTTGAAGATATATTGGAAGAGTTTGGTGATCTACCTACCTTTGAAAAAGGCCTATACTTTGATTGGTCTAATTATCATAATGCTAGTGATGAAGATAAAGAACTAGCTGATAAAGTCCAAACATTTGTTGATGAACACGATTATGACCGTGAAGAAGATTGTTGGACAATGAATAAAGGTGGTTATGATGTTGATACTGAAATTGTAAAAGAATTTACAATGGAAACACCTAATTAATGAATAAAGTGAGGTTTATATTATGTCAGACTTTTTATGGGTGGAAAAATACCGTCCAAAGAAGATAAGTGAGTGTATTCTTACCGAAGATTTAAAGAATACATTTACACAGTTTTTAAAACAAAAAGAAATACCCAATCTACTGTTATCTGGTACTGCTGGTACTGGTAAAACAACTGTAGCAAGAGCCTTATGTGAAGAACTTGGTGCTGATTATATCATCATTAACGGATCAGATGAAGGCCGTCAAATAGATACATTAAGAAATAAGATTAAAAACTTTGCTTCTACTGTATCTCTTACCGAAAAATCAAATCATAAAGTAGTAATTATAGACGAGGCAGATTATATGAACGCTGATTCGGTTCAACCTGCTTTAAGAAACTTTATTGAAACTTTTTACAATAATTGTAGATTTATATTTACTTGTAATTATGTCAATAAGATAATACCAGCCTTACATAGTCGTTGTACCGTTATTGATTTTAAGATAGTTAATGGTCAAAAAGTAAAGACAGCAACTGCCTTTATGAAACGATTAGAGGGTGTACTTAAAAGTGAGAATATAGAATTTGACAAAAAAGTGTTGTCAGAACTTATCCAAAAGTATTATCCAGACTTTAGAAGAACGATTAACGAACTTCAAAGATATTCAGTAAGAGGTAAGATTGATAGTGGTATTCTGTTTAGTTTATCAGAAGCCAATACCAAAGAACTTATAGTATCATTAAAAGATAAAAGATTTAATGATATGCGAAAGTGGGTTGTCCAAAATTTAGACAAAGAGGCCTCTTTTCTTTTTAGGACTATCTATGATGTCCTTTATACATCATTAGACTCTAAATCTATACCTCAAGCAATATTAATTTTAGCTGGATATCAATATAAATCGGCATTTGTTGCTGACCAGGAGATAAATATGGTCGCCTGCCTAACAGAAATAATGGCGAGTTGTAAATTTAAGTAAGAGGATAGAATGGCTAGAAGAACATTTTTTAGAACACTAATTGTAAAATTAAGAATGTGGTATGCTGATATACGAGGTCATCACGGTAAACGTTGGGATTACGAACCTGGTGAGTGGTATATGGGTAGACACAATAAAAGAAAGTAAAACCATAAGCGGATATGGTATAGAAGTATTACGCCACGTTGCCAACGTGGAGATGGCGGAGCGTTACCGCCTATCCGCTCCAGAATTATTATGTACGAATTGAAAGATTATTTAAACGCTATTAATTTCACAAAAGAAAACCTATTAGACACAGACGATTTAACGTGGGAAAAGAAGTATCCTCCGTTCATTATTAACAAGTGTTTATCAATGCATTATGACAGTATAGCAGCTGCCAATGAGATGAATGGCTATCATTTTTTAGATAAGAAAATACAGTTTCATTTTTTGATAAATAGTATTAGAAAAAAGAAGCGATTTGGTGGCAAATGGTTATCACAAGCCAAATTGAAAAATTTAGAGTATGTTAAGGAATATTATGGTTATAGTAATGAGAAAGCAAAACAAGCACTCAACATACTAAAAGACGAACAAATTGAATTTATAAAAGAGGCCTTGTTTAAAGGCGGGAGAACAAAGAGATGAGTGAAAAAGAGATACAATGGTCGCCTGCAAGTATGCTTGAGGTAACAATCAAACAACCAGACGACTTCCTTAAAGTTAGAGAAACATTGACTAGAATTGGTGTAGCGTCCCGAAAAGACAAAACACTTTATCAATCGTGTCACATATTACACAAACAAGGTAAATACTTTATAACACACTTTAAAGAACTATTTGCTTTAGATGGTAAGAAAGCCACATTGGTAGAAAATGATATACAAAGAAGAAATACAATAGCTATTCTTTTACAAGATTGGAATTTAATTGATATAGTAAAACCTACAGAAGCTGAAAACAAAGCTCCATTAAGTCAAATTAAAGTTTTACCTTTTAAAGAAAAAAAAGAATGGACGCTATCAGCTAAATATAATATAGGTAAGAAGATTGAATCAAAGGAAGTGAAAGATAGCGAAGATGCAGGTACCGAAGTTTAAAGATTTCTTAACTGAACAAGATATAGAACGTAAGGATAATCCAATTACGGTTGCGATTATTACGAAATCAAATCCTAATATTAAAAAACAAAAAGCTGGTGAAACACCTAAAAAAGAACGTACTATTTCTTTTATAGAAAACGCTTGTGAAAAACGAGGTTTTAAATGTGTTATCATCAATACAAAACACGCTATCATCACAGGTAAAGATGAAGAAAAAAATACACTTACAGTTTATAACTATGACGGTAAAGATAGCGAACATACTTTTGTAGGTAAAGATACTGTTTGTATTACACGAGCAGGTTCAATAGAAGACGAAGCTGGTTTATCATTAATATCAGCATTTCAAAATTCACAAGCGTTTATGTTAAACACAAGGTCGGCTATGTTGACTTGTGATAACAAATTAACAACAGCGTTACTATTTGAAAAGTTTGGTATACCCACACCACGTACAGCGTTTGTTTCTAATGAAAAAAACTTAGATGACGCATTAAAATTAGTTGGCGGTAAATTTCCAGTTATATTAAAAACACTTACAGGTACACAAGGTATTGGAGTTGTTAAGGTTGAAAGTTATGAAAACCTTGTATCTACTGTACAAGCATTGTGGAACCACGATGCCGAAGTATTATTACAAGAGTTTATGGAAGTACCTTTTGATATAAGAACTTTTGTGGTAGATAATAAGATATTTGCCTCAACAAAAAGAATACACTCCAAAGAAGATTTTAGATCCAATATTCATAGAGGTGGTACGGCAGAACCATACAAGTTAAATGAAGAAGAAATGGAAATTATTTTAAAAGCAAGTAGAGCTTCAAAGGCATATCTTGTAGGAGTTGACCATATTGTTTATAAAGGTAAACCTTACGTATTAGAAGTAAATGGTAGTCCAGGTACAGGCGCTAATTATATGTCATATACATACGAAGATTATTATTCAGATGCACAAGCTTCTAAATCAATCACAGGCGAAAAATTAGTAGATAACTTAATTAAATGGGTTTCAAAAAGAAGTCATTGGGATAGACAGGCCGCTAGTGAATGTGGTTGGTTGGAAACCGTTGATGTAGATGAAGTTGGAAAAGTAAGAGCAAAGTTTGATACAGGTAATGGTTCAAAGGCTTGTGCTTTACACGCAGATGAAATATTAGAAGAAAGCAAATCTACAATTAAATGGAAATATAATGGTAAAACTTTTTCTAAACCAAGACACGGTACAAGTGAAGTTTATAGAGCAAACGCTGATGGTGAAGAGCCGTCTGAAACAAGACCTACAGTTTTAATGGATATTACTTTTAATGGATTTGTATATAAAGATATTGAAGTTGGTTTAGACGCAAGACCAAGATCAGGTTCTGATTTACTGATTAATAGAGATTTAATGCGTCAGATGAATGTAAGCGTTAACCCAAATAGAACTTTTGTATTAAGTAAACGATTAAGACCAGTTGACAAAAAAAACAACATTGACAAATAAGTCAATTTGTGTTATATTAATAAGATAAGGAGATATTATGTCAGATGTGAAAATATTAAGACTCACCACAGGTGAAGATGTTATTGCCAAAGTCACACACAATTTTGAAATAGATACAGTTACTTTAAAACAACCTTTTGTAATTATACCTCATCAACAAGGTCCAGGAAAACCTGTTCAATTAATGATGACTTTATATAGTCCATATTCAAAAGATAATTTAGTTGATATAAAAAATAATAATATTATTTCTATGGTAGAACCAAAAGATGAAATACTTTCTTCATATCAACAAAATACAAGTAGTATTTTAACTGCACCAGGTTTAATAACAGAATCAAAACTACCTAAACTATAATGATTACAGTTTATTTTGCTAGAAATGGCAATTTAATACCTGTTGATGTAGAAGAAGGCCGAACTCTTATGGAGGCGGCAAGAGATTATTCTAAAATATCTATATCAGAAATACCAGCAGATTGTTCAGGTTGTTGTGCGTGTGCAACTTGTCACGTTCATATAGATAATATGTGGGTTGACAAAGTTGGTAAAATAGACTATAATACACCTGAAATTGAATTACTAGAATATGAAAAAAACTTTGATGAAAAAAGAAGCAGACTATCGTGCCAAATAATGTTGACAAAAAAACACGATGGTTTGATTGCTCACTTATTGGGGGATTAGCTCAGCTGGGAGAGCGCCTGATTTGCATTCAGGAGGTCAGCGGTTCGATCCCGCTATCCTCCACCAAATTAAATTATGAATTTTTATAAAAACGTTATTGAACATAGAGGTAAACTTTTAGTACGTGGTATCCACGAGGGAAAAGAATACAAAGAAAAAATAGATTATAGTCCAACACTTTATGCTATCACACAAGAACAAACAGAATTTAAAACTCTTTCTGGTCATAATTTAAAGTCTATTAAATTTGGTAATATATTAAAAGCAAGAGATTTTAAAAAGAATTACAATACAGATAACGCACCAATCTATGGTATGGACCGTTATCAATATCAATATATTTCTGATGAGTTTCCTAATGAAATAGAATTTTCAAAAGAGTTTATAAAGATATTTACTGTTGATATAGAATGTAGTGCGGAAAATGGTTTTCCTGATGTAGAAAATCCAACAGAAGAACTACTAGCGATTACAGTTAAAAATCAATCAAATAAACAAATCATTACTTGGGGCACAGGTGAGTTTAAAACAGATCGAATAGATATAACTTATATAAGATGTAAGTCAGAAA